TGTCATCTGTGTTCTGTATAAAAATGCGTTGGTCTGCATAATTTTTTTTGGCGTTGATGTTTATGCTGGGCGCAGGCTCATAGATATTTAGTTTTTTTAGGTTGCCGTATCGTGCGCCGCGTGATGAGTTGCATTGTTTGCATGCGGGCACAAGGTTGTCGAGTGCGTTGATGCCGGGTTGTGTGTGGTCCCAGCGATCTACTTCGATTAAATGGTCTGCGGTCGTGGCTGTGCGTTGGTTGCACCAATGGCAGTTTGGTTTGTCTTGCAGTATGAGTTTGCGGTTGTGTTTGTATTCTGCGCTTGAGCGGGTTTGTTGTGCGAGTTTGTGTTTGTGTGTTTGTCGTTTGTTGCTCATGGCTCACGCGCTTCGCTTGTGCTGACGCGGCGCTGTGCGCCTTGTCCTAGTTTGTGTTGGTTGTTCATGTGCTCGAGCTTATGTTTGTGGTTTGTTATCGGTATGTCAATCTGTGTTGTGTGTGATTAAACCTAGTGCGCTAAGCCCCCCGCTGCTTTGCCTCGCGCAGCACCCTACTCTTATATCGTTTTTGCTTGATCATGTGTTGCCACATAGATCATCTACCCGCGCTTTCCGCGTGTTGCACACATCATTGCACTGATGCAAGCCATGCCCGTTATTAAGTTTTTGTGCCGGCAGATTATGCCACATCAAACAGCGTTAGTTGATCTCTAAACGCAATCACCCTTTCAATTGGCAAATAATCTTTGTTTTCATGACTTTTAATCTGATGGCAGTTGGCGCAGACCAGCTGGCATTTAGCAATCTCATCAAGTATTTGCTTGCGTGTCGCACTACCAACCATTTGTGAGATCGTTGCAAGTTTGTTGCCGCGCTCGATGTGGTCCCAACAGAAAGCCCGCAATCTTTCAGATGTGCACACATACTCTTGCCCATCGTTATAAATCGGATGCAACGCACATCTGCCATGCTCAAGCTTGATGCTGTTAATAAACTCGATTGCTTGTTTACCCGTTAAGCATGTAACACCTTTAGGGTGCGGCTTGTAATGCTTTCTGTGTGCCCGCTTTTGATAAAGCCCATTGGTGCGCTTGTATTGCGCTCGAGCTTTGCGCCGCCAAACTTCACGCTGTTTTTCTGTGCTCATTTAGGCGGCAACGCTTTCAATGCATCGATCACTTTGCTTACATCATGCTTTAACAGATCCCCAGTTGTGTGTATTTCGCGCCCCACCGTCGCACTACAGAAACTTTTAAGATCATCACCCTTTAAGCCTTGCCCGTTAGCTAAAGCGCGCATCATCCCCAATTGCTTAGGTGTCGCATAATCTCTTGGCTTTTCCTCTGGAAACGGCACTTCAAGCATTTCATTGTGCATAGGCACTACGGCAGCCAAATGAGTTGGTGCTTGCCGAGCCTGTGCGATTTCTACCTCATCACGCGATGCAATACTTTTGCCGATACCCAGCCCGAGAAAGCCGAGCGCCCTACCTAGACAGCTAGTGCTTGCGTTCATCATTTCGCTGCCGCGTGTGTAAGGCGTTTTGCCCGGTATCTGTTCCCAGCAATAAGCCACAACCGGCACAAGATCGTTTGCATCACGCCAAACTGTGCAACTAATTTCAACATATTTTTGAGCATCAACTTCAACTATTTGCGGGCGGCTTTCCGCTATCCGCAGATCAGGATATTTTTTTAGCGCCATCGCTAACCGGGTTGGCACATCAACATAATCGCCAAGCTTAAAACCGCTCATTTCACAGACCACACAATCGCTTCATTGCCCGCGATAGTTAAACGCCTTGCACCACTATCAACAATCAACCCATCTTTAACTAATGAGCCTCGAATTGGGCGCACCGTGTTGCCTGAGATATTTAGTGCGCGCTCAATTTCCTCATCGGTTGCATCGTGTGTTCGCAGATAGTCAAACACCAATCTGCGCTTTGTGCCGGATCGTGGTTGGGCGCGCAAAGCCGCTTTGATGCTTGTTGTTTGTGCGTTACGCGCAATCACCACCACATTGCGATCAATGATAGAAAGCTCTTTGTGTCCGCCAAGCCCGTTTGATGGCGCAAACATTGCCAATTGTTCAGACATTGTTAGACGCCAATCTTTCAAGGCGCTGAATTTCTACTTCGTTTTCATTAAGTTTTAATTGTTTGATACCTAACTCGATGTCGCGTTGTTTAATGCGCTCATGCAGATCTGTAATAATGCTGCACAAATACTTGATTTCAATGCGCGCTTGATTAAGCACATCGATCAGCTCGCCATCATCCAAAACATTGTGATCATCAATTTGCCACTGGATTGCTCTAAGTGTGCTTCGAGCTGCCAGCTCATGCGGTTCATAAAACGGCACTTTGTTGCTTGTGATGTCTTGCATCACTTTGATCAATGCTTTTAATTGCGGGTCTTGATACAGATCATCAGACATTTTCGGACCACCTAGTCAAAAGCGTTTCAAGTTGCTGAAAACTGCAAACACTTGATAAAGCACCAACAAGCGCTTCAACCGCGTTTTCACCGTAACGCTGCCGCACAACCACACACAGTTGATTGATTACTTCAACATTAAATTTCTCGGACATTATTAACCCTTTCTCTAGTTAATGATTATTTAGAAAACCTATCACAAGCGTGTATGAGAGTAAGACAAGTGCAACGATGAAGTGCCTCATTTGCCGCCCCATGCCCGCCACCCGTTTGAATAACGGTAAATGTTTAACGCTGCGCGCATGTTTATTTCCAAATCAAACAGATCTTGGCATGTATCGAGTAAACCGTAGGCTTGCAAATAGCCTTGTTTGAAATAGCGTGATGGTTTGCACCAAAAATCATTGATTTGCATCACGCCATAAGATTGCCCATAGGTGTCTGCCGGGTTAAAAGCGTCAGTTTGGCAGCGGCTTTCACGCTGGGCAACCGCTATTAGTGTGCCAAGCTGATCTGCATCCCAGCCCACTTGCTGAGCCATTGCAAATACGGCATCACAGCCTTTTAGAGCCGTTTTGAGCGTAGTTGTGGGCGCTTGGGTGGTTGGCACTATCGGCGCTTCATAGCCCACATAAACGCTTGTGTAGCGTGGCTGTAGATCCTCAACTGTGGGTGCGGGTGGCTTGCTCAAAATGAAAAGCGAAGTCAGACTAGCAAAAATAGCAATAGCGGTTTTAGTTAATAAGGGCATAAGCACCTAACCTTTCTCGGATGGTGATCCAAGTTTAGTAAAGGTTTTAGAGTGTTTGCGGGATTACGCTAAAAACCTTATCCCAAGCGCTTTTTACAGCTTTCACATCTTTAATTAGATCCGGATCTGCCTCGAAGTGCAGCCAATCACCGGCTTGAAAATTGCCGGCTTTCCAAGTGCCTCGATCAACTTTCCAACTGCGGTTGCGATTGTAATCAATCACAAGTTGCACACCTAACACTTCAGCGTTTTGCAAAACCTTAGTTAAAAACACAAGAGCAAGTTTCTCGCCATCAACTTTACCGCGCCCCTGTTTAACCTGTAAACGATATGAAAGATCAACCGCTAAGCCACGCGAGTGATTAGAAACTAGGTGCTCTTTGCCGGCTGTTTTCATGTTTCGAATTACCCAGCTGCCGTTATTCCATAAACAGCCATCCGCATATTTGATTGCCTGCCTAATCCACTCATCCATGCCGGGCAAAGGCGCTTTAACGACTGGCTGATTTGAAACAATGTAAGGCTTAGTCATCTGATGTAATTGCTTTGTTTTTTATGCCGTTTGATGCAACAAGCCCTGAAAGTGTGCCAGTTAAAAACACCACAATAGTGCTCATCAGATCAATAAATGCTGCGTCATTTGGTGATTGCTCAAGCGGCTGCGAAACAAACAACAAACCCCAAATCATGCCCAGCACAATCAAACTAAACACAATTGCCAACAAAACGCCCACAGTTACCACCATGCGCGCATGCAACTCGGTTGCTGTGTATCTGTGCCGGCTCATGGTGTTATGCCGCACCGATCAGGCACATTGCAAATAACGGTGCGTGTTCGTGCTTTTTCTTGTTGTGTGTTGTCGCGTGTTGTTTCGCAAGCGGTTGCAATAAGCGTGAGCGTGAATAGCCAATAGCGCACATTATTGCTCGATATCGGGCTCGATTGGTGCTGTAAAATCTTGTGTGCCGTAATGGTATGTGTAGCCAATACCGGCGTAAGTTTTGCCGTTGGTGTCAAAAAATGTCTCAACCCAAACACCCGGATAGCGATCAGGGTTTGCTTCAAGAAATTCTTGTGTAACACAATGCACGCTAATAACAACATTATTTTCATCTAGTTGTGCAAAAAATGGTCGGCTCATACTTTAAACCTGACAAACACCGCGCCTGCCGCGCCTGCACCACCGATGTTTGACTGCGCTGTACCGCCACCGCCTGCACCATAATTCACACCTGCGTTACCTGTGCCAGTTGTTTTGCCTGCCACACCGCCGCTACCTGCCGTGCCACCTGTAACTGTGCCACCACCACCACCGCCTGCACCTGCGAAATACGATGAACCTGTAAAACCGCTTATTTCTATCCCGTTTCCGCCCGTTCCGCCCGTTGTGCCGCTTCCATTTCCACCTGTTCCGCCTGCACCACCACCACCGCCACCCGAAGTTGAAGCATTAGTGTTCCCACCATTGTTACCAACTGATAGTTGAATAGATTTGCCCGCTATTGAATTGCCGTCGCCGTCCATTGAAACACCGCCACCGCTTGCACCTGCACCACCAATACGGCTTGTGCCAGTTGTGCCACCATAACCGCCACCACCAACCGAAATAATATTGCCAATACTGCTCTCAGTTCCGCTTGTGCCGATAACACCGCCTGCAGCACCACCAGCACCACCAGCACCAACATCAACCGCATAAGTTGCTGCAGCCAAATAAATAGTTGTCGTGCTTGATACATCTAAAACACCACCGCCACCACCGCCACCACTACTGCGGTTTGTGTCATTACTTCCGCCTGCACCACCACCGCCACCAACAAGCAACACATCAAACAAACCTGCTTTAGACACAACCAAATTTTGATCGGTTGTAAAGGTTAAAAGCGTGTAATTTATGCCGCCAACTGTAATGCTCGATGACGAACCGCCTGTCGCTGTGCCATAACTTGCACCGCCGCCACCGCTAAAAAAAATAGCAGCACTAGCACTAGTAAAATAAAGCGTGCCACCCCCCCATTGTGCCAATGCCAATGAGCCTGCAGTAGTAACCGTTGCTGTGCCTGCCGTAATTGTGCAAGTACCAGCACCAATGTTTTGAATGAACAAAGTGTCGCCTGCATTGAACAAACTTGTGTTCACCGTGATTGTTGTGGCGCTTGCATTATTCATTACAACTCGAGTGCCTTTGTCCGCTGCTACTAATGTATAACTAGCGGTCTTGGTGCTTACTGTCCAGTTGTAATCATTAGCCTGCAAACTGTCCATTTGTGCGGCAGTTAAAACTTGCCCGGCTGTGAAATCTTGAATTGCCATAAGTGTCCTTTATATTATCCTAAAACATTAAGTGCATCAATGATGCCGTAAATAGCGTCATCTAAAATGAGCTCATAAACCACTGTGGTTGGGCTTGTAAACAGCGTGATTGAGTGCCCAGCATCAAAACTTAAATAGTGCTCGATGCCTTCAATGGCAAGTTCTTGGGCGAGCTGGGTGTTGCCAATGGTTTTTTCTATTGTGATTGTGTTGCCTATTTCGATGGCTGCCAGCGCATCTTTTTGTGGGGTTGTAAGCATGTTGAATTGGGTTTCAACGCTTGTGTAGCGCGGCTCAGGTTCGGGCACTAGCAAGTATTCTGCGAGCTCGAGCGCTGCGGCATCGTTGTGCAAAAGGCTTTCGCTGATGTTTACCGCTTGCACAAAATAGGTTGCTTGGCTTGCTGCATCATCTGCGGTTTGTGGGCTGCCACCGGCAATAGTTACCGTTGCCCGATTAACTACTTGATCGGCTTCAAAACTTATGCCCACGCCATTAAATTTTATTTGTGTGCCGTCATCGTGAAAATCTGCAACTGATCCGCTGAGCGTGTTGCCTATTCTTGGCTCAAAACGCAGATCGCCTGAGCGTGTCATGAAAAGCCTGCCCTGTTCAGCTTGATTTATTTGTGAACAGTATTGTGAAACATTTGTGCCCTGCGGGACTGTGTAAGGCGAGCTGCCGCCAAGCAAAACTGTGCCTGTTTCAATATCGCGTTGAGCTATTGGAAAATCTACTTCCGGTAGATCTAGCACCGCTTCAAGCCGGGTGCTGGATAATTCCTCGCTTGGGTTAAATTCATCCATGACGGTTTGCGCTAACAAATAAAATTGATCAGCACAAAAAACCGTTACCGTGTCCAAACCATTTAGCGCAAAATTGTAGTTGTAATTAATGATGTAGCCGTTAAAAATGTCTTGTGCTGTGTTTGTGGCATCGTAGCGTTGCAGTTTTACGCGCCGCAATGGTGCTAAACCCGGCTGCGCGGTTGTTTCATCCCAATATGGGCTTTGCTGATCGAAAGGATTGAATATGCCTGTGGTGTCCAGCATCGTGAAACTCATTGTGCCGGGTGCAAATTGATCGCCTTGATCTTGTCTGCCGCGCCTTACTGAAACATTTGTGCAACCATCAAGCACCCCAGCAAAGTTTGTTGTGCCATCGAGAACATAGGTTGTGTTATCTAAAACACCTTCCGTTGCATCATCTAAAACAAAAGCATCTTGCACAAAGCCGGTATCAATAAACAGCTCATAATTACCTGAGCCAACTACTGCAACGCCTGCCATTATGCAATCTCAAACTGTGCCGGTCCAGCTGTGCGATTGTAGGCGCGCAGCGCATCAGTTACCGCTTGCCCCACCTCAGATTTTGTTGCCAACTGGCTATTCACATTAATGGTTACAGCACCGCCACCACGCCGAGCATCAAGCTCAGCGATGTTTGGCATCACTACAGGCGACACACTTGGCGCGCCGATGGCTTCAGTAAAGCTTGTGCTGATGCCTTTAACATCTGCAAAATTTATACCTTTGCGCGATAGGCGGCTTTCAGCTGCCGCTAACGCTTCCTCGACACCACGCAAATATGCTTTGGCATTTGATACGCCCGCGCCATAAAATTTTTGTGCTGAGAGCTCACCTATGCGCTCGGCAATGGCTTGTGTTTGCTCTACAAGGGTGTTTGCCCGCAAAACATTTTCTGATGATGCTAAGAGCTCTTTGGCGATGGCTGAGCCGCTATCAATGCCGGCATCAATGACTTGTTGCAACGCATCTTGAGACAAACCCGCAGCAAGCAATTGCTCAACCAAATCACCAAATTCTTTTGTTTTGTCTGCCTGTTTTTGTAAGGCACTAAAAAAGGTTGTGCCGGCATCCTCGCCGCCTTCCTCAAATGCTTTGCCAAAATTGAGTGCATCTGTGATGACTTGTGCAACTGATCCGCTGAAACTATCAAAGGCGCTTTGCGCTTTGTCCAATTTGTTTTTAGCGTCATCGAGTGCCGCACCCATATATTCACGCAATGCTTTGGCGGCTTCAGTTGTTTTCTCTGCAAGCTCTTTAGCTTTATCGGCTGCGCTGCCTGTGCCGCTGGCAACTTTCTTTGTTTCTTTTTCTGTTTCCGCCATGTATTCAGCGATCTTTGTGCCGCGAATATAATCGAGCGTAAACCCAAGTCTGCCCATGTCTTGTGCTGTGCTTTTCGCAGCTGTGCCAAGCCCTGTGGTGGCTGTGGCTGCAGCCTTGTTTTGGTTTTTAAATATGAGCATTGCGCCGCCAACCAAAACCAAACCTGCCGCGATACCTGCCGCAGCAACGCCCGCTGTGCCAGCTGTAGCAACCGCAGCAAGCGATGCAGCGTTAGCAAAATTGAGTGCGGTAGCCACAACCGTTACCGCGTTAGCGAGCACCTGCGCGGTCTTGTAAGCAACAATGGCTGCCGCCACTGACGCGATGGCGATGCCCAGCGCTGTAATGATGCCTGTGTGCTCGGCTGCCCAGTTGCCAAAAGTTACAAGCAACGGCAAGATTGCTTCAATGGCTGGCAGCAACGCTTTGCCTATGCTTTCTTTCGCTTCATCGAGTGCCACAGTTAAGCGTTTGAATTGTCCTTCAGCTGTGCCGGCTGCAACTGCAGCTGATCCACCAAAAGTTTTGGTAAGTGTGCCCATGACTTGATCAAGCGTTGCACCCTCTTTAATTGCAATTTTTAATTCAGGGCTAAGTTTGGCAAGAGCTTTAGTGTTGCCCCCATAGGCGAGTGCTAAGGCATCGCTGACACTCTGCAAATCCGCAGAAGTAGCGGCGCTGATGTCCATTGCCAAAGCAAGCGCTTTGTTTGCTTCTTGCAAATCTTTTGTGCCTCGCGTCAGTGAAGCGAAAGCTGGGCGAAGCTCACTATCCGATACGCCGGTAGCCATTTGCATCGCCGCCACACTTGCTTCCACCGCAGCGATCTGTTCATTTGTTGCACCCACAACATTTTGCAAAGTTTTAGCCAACTGAGCTTGTGCGGCTTCATCCTCAATCGCAGCCTTTACCGATAACCCAGCTACAGCCGTGAGCCCTGCAAGTGCAGCCACAGCCGGCAAAAAAGCTTTTTCCATAACAAAGCCAGCTTTTTGGCTGTTTGTTTCAAGGCTCTTAAACTCGAGCGCCGCTTTTTCAAAGCCTTTGCTATCAAGGCTCGAGATAATTGGGATGTTAATTGCCATGACGCACCTGCAAATTTCTGTTCAACTTTTCCATAACCTTTTCACAAATAGCTAAAACTTCTTTTTCAACTGTTTCTCTGTGCATGTCCACAGCTGGATCAATGGCGCGTGGTTCTAAACCAATTTCAGCATTTAAATTTGTTACAAATATGCCTTCGGTGCGCCTGCCGGCATGATCATAGATTGCGCCTGCCGCATCCTTTTGCTGGATCACCATCAACTGATAAGGCTTTGCCTTGAATAACACATTGTGGCTTTCACGCGGGTTTGTTTCAGGATCAAACTTATCTTTGAAAGTAACAAGCCTTTGCCGTTGTGCAGCTGCACCAACTTTTACTTTGAAACCTGCGCGCACCGTGTTGTTATCCCAATACACATCACGCCCTTTCACAAGCTTCGATTTATACATGCCCGAAAGCGGCGCACCGTTGCCTTCACTGTTATCAAAGTTTTTGATCATGTCTCGAGCGCTCACAATAATTTTTTGCCCAGCGTTAGCAATGTCTTTAGTTACTTGCCTGCGGTATTTTGGATCAAAGCTATTGAGCTCAGCCAATGCTTCTTTAATGCCATGCACCTCAATGCGCGCTGTGTAAGCCATTATTTTGCCCGGCTTTGTCTGTTAAGAATTTCAATCACGGTGTTCACATCATCAATTTCAAATGTTTCAGCACCCCAAAAACCTGTGGCAACCAAGATTTCGGCAAGCGCATATCTTAAACTTCCTCGCCTACTTTTGGGATATTCTGATCTACCACCTCAATGTTTTGCAGTTTGTCAATGTAAAGATCAAGTGTGGCTGGCACAGTTACGCCCGCTTTTTGTGATGCTGTGTAACACATAAAAGCAAGATCCTCGACACCAATGCCGGATGCCATTTCGGATGCTTTGCGCCTATATTTTCTTTCCCAAGCAACCACAGTTGCCAAATTGGTTTCAATGGTTTGCGTTGTGCCGTCAGTAAATACGGCTTTAAGCGTTAATTGCATTTTGTTTCCTTTCTCGGGCAAGGCTTCGCTCTCGCGGTCTTGCGTTTATATTTCTCAGCGGCTTAAGCCGCGAGATCATGAAACGGCTTTAGTTAATGTGCCGCCTGTAAAAGTCAGCGTGATAGTGCTGAGCTCACCCAAAGTTGCATTGATTGGTGTGTGGCTTGCAAGGTAAGCGCCTGTAAGCGTGTATTTTGGCGCGGTTGCGCTTGGCGTTGCCAAACCTGCGGCGGTTGGTGAGACAGTAATTGTTGTTTGGATGCCTACCAAACTAAAAATGCTGGCTTCGGTTTCGCTTGCTGCATAACTTTGAAACAGCTCAACTTCAAATGTGTTGTTTTGTAGCGATGTAACTGTGCTTGCACCAAAGCTTCGAGCGGTTTGCCCAAATGCGGTTGTTTCAAGTTGATCAAATGCGTATGTAAGCACTGCACTTGTTGCCTGATCTGTGAGATCAACGCTGTTTATTGTCAGTGCCGGGTTTGAGAGATAAACGGTTGTCGCCATTTTGGGTTATTCCTTTTCTGTGTCTGTGTCTTTAGTTTTAGCAGATTTTTTTGATGCTTGTGGGGATATGTGCCCGGCTTCAATTAGGTGCTCAATGTCGCCATCAATATCTTTGCTATCGAGCTGATCGCCGCGCTTGAAGCCTGCAAGCCTGTCGCTTGTAACAATGTATGTTGCCATGTTTTACCTTTAAGCCGTTTGTGATTGCATGTTTACAGTTACATCATAGGCGGGATACTCTGCGCCGCCAATGATCGCTACCGTTGGTCTGCCATCCGTGATGCCTAAGTTGGCTGCCAATAGTTTGCTCATCATGTTTAAAAGGTTTCGTTGCGCGTCAAGGTTGCCCGGTCCAAGCGTGATTAGGCGCACTGGGAAAGCCATTTTAACTATGTTGTAATTCCAGCCCGTGAAGCTGGGTGCATCTATAAAGGCGCATGGCGGGTTTGCATTTCGTGGATCGTTTACCACGCTGATGCCCAAGATTGCGCCGATGCTTGTTGTGAGATTATCGAGCGCCACATTGAATAGGTCTGTGTAGGCAACTGGCATTAGGCAACCGTTGCCCTGTTTACGCCTAACAACTGTTTGATCATTGGTGAAAGCCCGTTTGTGCCGCCGGCTGCCATGCCATCAAAGCTTGCAAAATCTGTTACTGCGCCGCGCTGCCTGTAAAGGTTGCCGCCATACATGATCGTGCCCAGCGTTACATCACCACTGGGCGAAGTTGTAAGGCTATCAAAATAGCCTGCTTCTTGTCTGCGCCTGTAACAAAATGCGTTTGCAGCTGCCGCGCATTGCGTTAGAAATGTTGTGTCAGCTGCGGTTGCTGTGCCGATCCCTAACCAATCCTCGATGTTGGTTGCTGTGATCCATGTGCAAACTTGAGTGTAAGTAATCGTGCCGGCAAAGGTTGCAACAAACTCAACATCTGCACCTGTGCATGCGTAAAGGATTTGGTTAGGCACTGGGTTTGTGTAGTCATACATGAATTCACCCGTTGCACCATCAATGCCAGTAAATAAATACTGTGGGCATGCAAGCACTGTGAAAGTGCCGTTAAATGGTGCGCCTAAGCTGCCAACCGTTACCGATTGCCCTACTTCAATAGGTGATGGCTCGAGCGTAGCAACTACCGCGTAGTTATCTAGTAGTTGCTTGCTCGCTGTGTTGTATGTTGCCATGAGCGGTTTGCCCGCCTAAGGCTAAGCCTGTGTGATCTTGCGGATCATGCCGCTGATTGCGGCAAAGGTTGAAACATAACCGTGAAAGCTCATTGTGCGCCCAAGTGTGGCTGGCACTTCCACGCTCATCAAACCTCTGATGCTTTCGTAGAATTCATAAGCATCGCCTGTGCCTTGTCCTACTCGAGTAATGATCATTGTTTTGGCAGCGAAGTTGCTATCCACTACAAGTTGCAAGCCGAGCGGGTTGCCTTGCCATGAAACTGCAGATTGTGCGCCAAGTGCGTTTTGACCTGACAAACCTGCAGCGATAAATGGAAACACTGGGCGATCATTGCCATCTACAAGCTTGCCAAGTTGTGCCCAAACATCAACTGAAACAAACATGTGTGTGGGCATCCAGTTTCGACCGCTTGCAACATCGTTTGCCGCATCGTAAACCGATGTGAGCAAGTCTGTTACTGTGCCATCCCAAACACCTGATGAGTTTGCTGCAGTTAGCAAATTGTCAGCTGCAAGATTGTCTGATGCAAGCATGTATTCGCCCATGAGATCGTTAAGGATCAATTGCATTGCGCTTGGCGAAGTAAAATCAATGTCTTGAACTGAAAGTGTTACTTGTCCAGCCAAAGTTGTTTTGCTAACGCTGTTCGAAGCAATAACCATTGTTGTGGCTGATGCTGCGGCAAGCTCATTTGCTTGTGATGCAACGCTTGTGTGCGTTGTGATCGTTGGGCGGATAAATGTTTTTGATTGTCCGCCATCAGGATATGCGCGCGCGCCAACTGCGTTTACAACTGGGCGCAGAAAATTGATGTCCTGCACAAGCGGTCCGAGCACTGGAATTGGTAAAAGTCCGGGTGTGTCAGTTGTGAGCACATCGCCCGCTGCAGCTTGCAATGATGTGCGCTGTGTTTGTGCAAATTCGTGCACAGCTGCGTTCATGTTTTTAAAAGTGTCGCCACCAATGTGATATGCAGCCATGAATTCACCGGCTGATGGAAGTTTAAATTCGCGTTTTGGCTGCGCCCAAAGTTTCTCTGTGGTTGCTTGTGCTGCCTCGACTACTGGGTTTTCGACTTTTTCGCTCATGTTGTTTTCATCCTTTGTTGTGTCTTGCTTATCATTATTATCTAAAGTTTGATCTGTTTGTGGGATACTTGCAGCCACCTCAGTTATTACAGCACCCTCAAAAGCGCCCTGCGATACAAGGCTTAGTTCAGTCCATTGGGCGGCTTCTACGATCATAACCCCATCATCGTCATAGCTGAATTTGGTTGGGTTGATGCCAACTGAGACTGCATCAATAGTGCCATCTTTTACCATTTCCATCGCATCATTGCCCAAAGTTGTGGCGCTGATTTTGGCTGTGAAAAGCATGCCTTCGTTTGTATCTACCCGCTCAACTACTTGCCCGATGATCTGTGTGCTGTCGTGTTGCATGTATAGCTTTGGGTTTCTGCCTTCGACCGGCAGCGCGCCTTGCAAAATTTTTACTTGTGTGCCATCGCTAACAGTTGCAACTTCATCGTAGGTAACTGCAACACCACTGATTGAGCGGCGCGGCGAGCCCTCTGCCGCTGCCGCATCAACCGTGATCAATGTTTTGGGGGTTAATTTGATCATGTTCGTGATCCTATCTCATCGTTGCGTTGTGTGTTTGGCATTTCGTTGGCTGGCTCATAATCGCTTTCAAGATATTCCTCAATATTGAATTCGATGAAAGTGCCGCGCGGCAAATAAGCATCTTGGCTTAATGTGCTTGCGATGCAATCGGCATATGCTCGAGTGCCGAAAGACCAAAGATCTGCGCGGCTTTCTTTGCTGTTTTGGTAACTATATGAGCCCACAGATATGCCAGCTAAGTAGGGCGGGATGTTGGTAAGCCTGCAGAGATCCGCGCTTTGATATTCGCTTGCCGCGATCAAAAGCATTTTGTCCGGTGATGTCGCTGTTTCAATGTAATGCACTTCAGGCGAAAGCGCCGCTGTTTGGTTTGTTGCTCGAGCGGCGTTAAATGATGCCGCCAAATCAGCAAGCTCTTGTGGTGAAAGCGGCTCTGAATTCGGCTGCACTTGCAATACGCCTGCCGGGATTGCTGAGCTCGCGTTTCGGTAGCGCGCATTTTCTAATTTGATTGCGGTTGAAATTGCTTTTTCTGACATGTAAACAATGCCCTGAATTGGTGAAAGAAACTGCACAACATTTTCTGCATCAAGTTCGCCGCCTTGAAAAGTAATTTGTTTTGATGGCGCATAAAAAATTGGTCCGGGCTGATCAAGTGTTTGCACAAGGTTTGCCGGCAAGCGCGTAAAGCTTGCTGGGTAGCCGTCAGCTGTGCGGCTTGTTATATACCAAAATGCTCTGCCGTAAATAAAAAGATCATCTACAGTCCACGAAATTATAAAATTGTTTGGCACTGATGGATCTATTTTGCGTAGCCATGAGCGTGGCGCGATAAAAACTTTTTGCATCTTTTCTTCGATGCTGTTCCACACTTCGTTATACATGCGCAAATTCATGCAACTGATTGTGGTGCAATGCAAATCTCGAGCGCGGCTAATCGTGGGCTGGCTCATAGCAATTTGCCTCTGATTGCCCTCGAAGTAGGAATAGTAAACACCAACCATGCCTGCGCCTGAGTTGTTTGTTGCCGGCATCATTGCGCCCGCAGCTGCAGCTTTTTTGGGTTGTTCGCTGATCATCGCTTTTTGTGTGCTGCGGTTGAAAATTCCCATGCGCTAAGTATGCCTTAAAAATGTTTTGCTGTTTGTGATAGGTGGCTGCCGCAGTAATCCGAGAAAGTTTCACTCGGCAGCCACCCGCGAATAATGTTAGCCGTTTGCGTAAATGATCGTGGGTTTGCCAACATTTGCCGGTTTGGAAACCATCGCTGTGGCGAACACTAGACAGCGGGCAAGCTCGATTGGTCCGGGTGATCTGATTGATGACAAAGTAACCGCACCCTGATTTTTTACCGCTACCGCTCTTTCAACATGCTGTGCAAATAGTGTTGATCCGTCATGCTGTATGCGTTTTTCTAGGATGGCGGCGCGGGTGGCTGCAGTCCAGCGTTGCAGCTCACGATTGCCAACCATTGATGAGCGGCGAGCAAACTTGGGTGGCAAACTCATTTCGAAAGCTGGGGTGATCAGTAGGCGGGTGGTTTGGTCTTGGCATGCTTGTTCTACGGCTTGCCAGCAATCTTGCAAAGTGTCTTTAACAAACTCTAAACAAACTTGGATTTTGCCAGCGCTGTTCATTGCGGCGCGAACACCCACATAGCGGCTTTCATCTTGTGATTGCTCGATGGATAGCACACCGCCTTTTGGCATTGGCTCTAATGTTTTGAGCTCATCCCAAATGCCGGGCTGCAGCCAGCCGTTAGCGCTCGCAGTCCAAAGGTTTACGCTCGAGCGCAGAAAAGCGTTTCTGTTTGGTTGCTGCGCTTCGCTTTCTAATACCGCGATGCTCAATGTGTGCCCTATCGCGGGGTTTGCCAGCACCCAAGCTTCGGCGCTCAGCGGATCTATCGAGTTTGGTGGCGAGAATTCCGCGAAATATAGGCTGCCAGTTTTCTTTTCATCTATCGCCCGCAAACCTTGTTCACGCCATCGCAGCATTTCAACTGAGCTTTGATCCCCGCTTGTGGAAGTCATCAGCATCAACGGGCTGCGCCTTGTTCGCATAGTTGGCATTAAACCAATTGAAACCGCGTCAGGCGACACCGCCCACAATTCATCAATAAACACTGCGTCAGCTGTTAAACCGTGAAATGAGTTTGGGGTTGCAGCGCGCACAAGCCAGCGTGTGCCATCCGGCAAATTGGCTTCATTACGCCCCACCGCCCAAGTCAAAATTGCGCCAAACTTTTCTTCAAGAATTGGTGCAACCGTTTGAAACATCTCAATCGCGAGATCGAGCCGGTGAGCTGTAGTAATCACGGTTTGCGGCGCACCCCGCAATTTAGGCATCTCAGTAAGCCAAAAACCCAAACAGCTTTGCAGCATAAGGCTCTTGCCGTTTTGCCGAGCAACCGAAACAAGTGCCTGCCGGTGTAACAGATCGCCGCGCTCATCATGCGCCATAAACCCGCTCACAACATGCTTTTGCCAATCCATTAGCTCAACACCTAAATGCTCGAGCGCCCACAAACTGACACCATCCGCAAAAACCTTGCCATCACGACACACCCCAGTTTCTAGGCGTGGAATGTATGGCGCTGCATAACTATGCACTGCACAATCCTGATCAGTTAGCTCTAGTTTCGGCTGATTTGCTGTATTTAAGCCATTAAATAGGCTGGATGCTTTGA